GAGTGGGACTGCCTGACGCAAGCGGTCGAGAAGCTTTCCAAGTCACCCCTATTCATCGACGACTCGCCGGCGCTCTCGAGCGCGGAGTTGCGTGCGCGGGCCCGGCGGCAGGCGCGTGTCGTCGGCGGCCTGGGCCTGATCGTCGTCGACTACCTGCAGCTCATGAGCGGCGGCGGGGAGGGCGGCGACGAGAACCGTGCCACTGAGGTGGGCGTGATCTCGCGCGGCCTGAAGAGTCTCGCCAAGGAATTGAACTGCCCGGTGATCGCGCTCTCGCAGCTGAACCGCGGCGTCGAGTCCAGGACCAACAAGCGCCCGCTGATGTCCGACCTGCGCGAGTCGGGCGCGATCGAGCAGGACGCCGACGTCATCGCGTTCATCTACCGCGACGACTACTACAACCCGGATTCGAAGGAGCCGGGCGTCGCCGAGGTCATCCTAGCCAAGCAGCGCAGCGGCCCGGTCGGGACGATCAAGCTGGGCTTCCAGCGGCAGTGGACGAAGTTCACCAACCTCGCGCCCGGGTATCAGGGAGGCGAGCCATGAAGCGCAGCGCCCCGATGAAGCGATCCGGCTTCCAGCGCAAGGTGTCTCCGCGGCTTGCGCTCGATGTCGCTGGTCAGCGCGCGCCACTGCGCCCCATCCGCGCCGTCGCGCCGCGTGCCGAGGTGTTCAATCCCCAGCCGAAGCACGACTACGTGCGCAGCGACGCGCTGATGCGCGCCTACCGCGCGCTGCCGTGCCAGCACTGCGGCGCCGAGGGGGAATCGGCTGGCGTCTGCGGCGCGCACGCGAACTGGGCCGTCTTCGGCAAGGGGAAGGGCATCAAGGCAGACGACACGCGCTGCGCGAGCCTGTGCTGGCAATGCCACAGCCATCTTGACCAAGGGTGGGGCTGGTCGGAGGAGACGCGCAAGCACGTTTGGGCCCGCGCGCACCTGAGGACGGTTCGCAAGCTCGTTGCCATGGCGCTGTGGCCTGCGGTGATCGAGGTACCGCCTCTCGACAGCATCTGGGATCTGCTGGGCGTGCGGCCCGCGGTGGAGGCTTCCCATGGCTGAAATCCAGCTCGTCAAGCGCGGCAACCTCGTGCTCACCGACTCCGAGAGCGCCATCGTGCGCCGCGTCCTGTTCGACGTGGTCGACGGCCTGGGCGACACGGCCAAGAAGCGCTGGCGCCGGTTCTGGAACGGCATCCTCAAGGCTGAGGCCGGCGAGATGGCCATCATCACGACTGCCACGAAGCGCGTCGGCGCGTTCCACCGGCGGCACATGCTGATCGAATCGCGGGTGTTCGACGCGCAGGAGCGGATCGCCGACTTCGAGCAGTTCCGCCTCTGGCTCAAATTGGGCGCCGGCTTCGTCGACTGGATGGCCGGCCCGCGTGGCGGCGTCGTCCCGGTGCCCAAGTCGATCAGCTACGCCGAGTGCGAGGAGGTCACCTTCCGCGAGTTCCACGACGCGGCGATGCGCTTCCTGCGCTCCGACCACGCGATGGCCTACCTCTGGCCGAAGCTCCCTCCACAGCAGCGATGCGATGCCGTCGACGCGATCCTTCTCCCGTTCGAGGAATGACATGACCACCGACACCGCGGAACGGCCCGACGCCGGGTTCAGCAAGATTTGCCAAACGCTCACCGACGCGACCACCGAGGCGGCGGTTCCTGCGGACAATACCGACAAGGATTCCGCGCCCCGAGCCAAGCGCTTCTGGGGCAGCAAGCGAGCGCAGCGCGAATTGCTCGAGTTCTTCGCCCGCAACCGCTTCGAATCCCTGTCCATCGCGGACGCGGCCGCGAAGTTGGGCGTCAACGCGAACACCGCAGCGCACTACCTTTCATCGCTCGCAGGCGAGGGCATCCTCAAGCGCGTCAGCGTGTACGTCCTGGCCGAAGAGGAGCCGCAACCATGACCGAAGCCCCGACCCTGGACGAGCGCTACATCTGCGCGATGAAGTCGAGCCACCTCGAGGTCGTGCCCCACAAGCGCGGCGACGTCGACTTCGTCATGGCCGCCGGCGCTGCGCGCCGCCGGGTGTCCGACCGCCGCGGCGACGACGTCGCTGGCCAGCTCGTCCGACTCCAGCAGGAGTTCGACCAGGCGCGCAGCGAAGTGCACCTCGTCGAGCGCAACCACCAGCGCACGCAGGAACAGGCCAAGGTGGTCGCCAAGCGCGGCGGGAAGGCTACGGCCGCACAGATGCGCGATGGCGCCTACCGCGATGCCCTCATGGCCCGCGCGCACATCCTGCTCAAGCTCCCCTCCCGGGCGGCGACGAAGGAAGCCTTCGGCCGCTGGGCGCGCGAGCAGGCGCTCAAGGTCAACTTCATGGCGCCGGGCCCCGTCCCCATCGAACGCGCGCCGCTGAAGGTGTGGGCCGAGAAGGTGCGCCGCCGCGAGGAGATCATCCGCGCGATCGCCGGCCGCGTCCTGGACATCATCCTCGATCCGCTCTGCCTGCACTGCAACGGGCTCGGATTCACCGGCGGCTACGACGGCAAGCCCCAGACGTTCATCTGCAAGCACTGCGTCGGCGGACGACGCACGGCGGGCGCGGAAGAGCGCGAGAGCGAGGCCTTCGCCCGCCATCTGCACGTCCAGGTCGAGATCATGCTCGGGGCCTACCGCCGCGAGATGGGCGAACTCTTGTCAAACTGAAAGATCGCGTTTAGACTCGCGGTCAGCGTCCGCGTGACGCTCCCCGCTCGGTCGCGGTGCTGCCCTTCCGAGTGAATTTGACGGCCCCAAGCCTAAGCAGGCTCGACCTGCAGCCATTCGATGGCGGAGCTATGGAGTCGTCGCCCCCACACACAACCCGCCCGGTGCGAGCCGAGGCGGGTTTTTCATTGGAGCCCGCCATGCACTACAGGAACGGCCGCGAGGCCAAGAACGGGGACAAGATCGTCCGACTCGCCGGCGGAAAGATCGAGGCATTCGGCTGGCTGGTCGACGCCGTGCCGGGCAACGACTACTGCAACGGCGCCATCGTGGGCAAGGGCGCCCTGGAATACGCGTGCCTCTGCGACTGCCTGCATGTGGACGACGTCGCCGAGATCTTGGCCGGCGCCGGCCTCGACAAGCGCCCCGAAGGCAAGTGACCCATCAACGGCAGGTCTGACCGGGGAGCGTTCGCTACCCTGGCCGGCTAAGGGCCTGAACCGGCCGGCCGCCACCCATTCGCTCGGGAGAGCCTTCAGCGCCATCAACGGCTCGGCCTTCGCCACTCAGCGCCCAGCAGGGACACGGCACCAACACCGAGTCAGGCCCGATGCAGCCGGCGGACATCGCCACGATCACCGGCAGCCAGCGATGCGAGTGAACGAGCGGCCGTACTCCTTGACGGCGCGCGGCGGGCGCTGGCACGAAACACCATGCGAAATGTGAAGCCTTCCCCCAGACAGCGGCCGATGCCGCCGACGGACTGCTGGAACTTCACGCCCGCCAGAGAGGCGAGGGACTGGGTGCAGCGCACCATCCTCGCCGAAGACGGCGCGATCCATAACCCGGATCACGCCCACTTGATCGACGCCGACCTGGAGTTCCTGTGGGCTCCCCGCGGCTACCAGTCGAAGATGCGCACCGTCATCGGCACCGCCGAAGAGGTCGCCTTCCGGTGCTCCGCATGGCAGCGCGAACGCCAGGAGCAGCAGATGCGGGAATGGTTCGGCCGCGTGCCGAAGTTCCTGATCACCCTGGACGCCAGCTACTGCACCCGGTGTGAGGACATTGAGTTCTGCGCACTGGTCGAGCACGAGCTGTTCCACATCTGCCAAGCACGCGACGTGTTCGGCGCGCCTGCGTTCCTCAAGAGCGGGCTGCCCCGGCTGACCATCCAGGGGCATGACGTCGAAGAGTTTGTTGGGGTTGTCCGTAGGTACGGCACCGGTAGGCCCGACAGCGCGGTGTCCCGCATGGCTGCAACTGCACGGGGTCAGCCGGAGGTCGGTCGGGTCGAAATCGCTGGGGCCTGCGGGACATGCCTGCTAAGGGCGGCGTAACCCCGACCCGGCCCCCACAGAAAGGCCGACCATGGCCAAGCTCACGGAGCCGCAAAAGCTCTTCATCGTCAAGGCGCTGGCCTGCTACGACACGCCGACGCAAGTGGCGACCGCCGTCAGGGAAGAGTTCGGGATCGAGGTCGACCGGCGCCAAGTGCAGGAATACGACCCGACCAAGGTCAACGGGCGCGACATCAGCAAGAAGCTCAGGGCGGTCTTCGAGGCGACCCGCAAGGAGTTCCTGGAGCAGATCGCCGATCTGCCCATCGCGAACCAAGCGTTCCGGCTGCGCACCCTGCAGCGGATGGTCACCAAGGCCGAGAGCCAGGGAAACATGGCGCTGGTCGCCCAGCTCCTCGAGCAGGCCGCCAAGGAGGTCGGCGGCGCGCTGACAAACCGTCGCGAGCTCACCGGCAAGGGCGGCGGCCCCATCCAGTCGGAATCCCGGCGCACGCAGGAACTGTCCGATGACGAGCTGCTCGCAATTGCAGCAGGCGGCGGCCCGTGAACTTCTGATTCGGCGCCGGGCGCGTGCAGACGTCCTGGACTACGCCAACGCGATCGACATCCCCGGGGCGCCGACGACGGATGACCCGGACACGGAGTTCTTCAAGCCAGTCGAGACGACGCTGGCTGCGCACCATCGCCTGTTCCTGACCGCGATCGAGGAGACGAGCCGCACGCGTCATGGCCGGCTCATGATCTTCGCGCCGCCGGGCTCGGCGAAGTCGAGCTACGCCTCGGTCGTATTCCCGTCCAAGTACCTGGGGCAGCAGCCGGACCGCCGGCTGATCCTCTCCAGCTACGGCGATGACCTCGCCCGCAAGATGGGCCGGCGCGTCAGGTCGATCGTCAAGCAGCCGCGCTACCGCGGCATCTTCAACGCGACGCTGACGGCCGAATCGTCGGCGGCGCAAGAGTTCAGCCTGACCAACCGGTCAGAGTTCATGGCGGCCGGCATCCTCTCGGGGATCACCGGCAACCGTGCCCACGGCATCATCATCGACGACCCGGTCAAGGGTCGCGAGCAGGCGAACAGCGACGCGGTCTCCGACAAGACCTGGAACGCGTACAACGACGACCTGAAGACCCGGCTGATCCCCGGCGGTTGGATCGTCCTGATCCAGACACGGTGGAGCGAGAAGGATCTCGCCGGCCGGATCCTGCCCGAGGGCTGGAATGGGCAGTCGGGCGTGTTCCGCTGCCAGGACGGCCAGGACTGGCGCATTCTGAGCCTGCAGGCGCGGTGCGAGACCGACACCGATCCGCTGGGCCGCGCGCACGGCGAGTACCTGTGGACGGAGTGGTTCGACCGCAAGCACTGGGCGCAGTTCGAGAACCTGCCGCGCACCTGGGCCAGCCTGTACCAGCAGATCCCCAGCCCGGGCGACGGCGACCTGTTCCAGCCGGATCAGATCCAGATCGTCGACGCGCTGCCGGCCGGCGTCACCCGTTGGGTGCGCGGCTGGGATCTGGGCTCGACGGTCGACGGCGACTGGACTCGCGGCGGCCTCATCGGCGCGATGCCGGACGGTCGCTTCATCATCGCCGACATGGCGAGCGTGCGCGACCTGCCGCATCGGCGGGACTTCGCGATCAAGAACACGGTGCACGGCGACGGGCACCTGGTCGAACAGAGCCTGCCGCAGGATCCCGGGCAGGCTGGCAAGTCCCAGATCGCCTACATGGTGTCGGAACTGGCCGGATACCGCGTCCATACGTCGACCGAGACCGGCGACAAGACCACGCGCGCCGAGCCGCTGTCCTCGCAGGTCAATGTCGGCAACGTGCTGATGCTGCGCGGGCCGTGGAACAAGCCGCTGATCGAGGAGATGCGGATGTTCCCGAACGGCAAGTACGACGACCAGGTCGACGCCCTGGGCCGAGCATTCAACAAGCTGGTCGCTGACAGCGGCCGGCAAACCCTTTTCGGCTGAGCATGGGCCTTCTGTCCGAATTCCGCCTGTGGGCCGCGCGTCGCCGCTACCAGCCGGAACGCGAGTCCATGGCCTACCCCAAGCTCATCAGCTTGATGGGGCAGAACCGCACGCTGGGCACGCCCAAGCCGACGCCGACGAACCTGCGGTACTTCTCGCGCACGGTTTACGCCCGCCGGGCGATCAACACGATCAAGAACCCGGTCGCTTCGCTGCAGTGGGAAGTCGTTCCCGACGGCGTCAAGGGCCGGGCGGTCGAAGCGCAGGCCGAGACGGTCGCGATGTGCCTGGAGCGACCGAACCAGGCCGATCACTTCCGCTCGCTGATCGAGCAGCTTGTCGAGGACGCGCTGGTCACGGGCGCCGGCGTGCTCGAGCATGCGCTGAGTCCCGACAAGGCGCGGCCACTGTGGCTCTGGCCCATTGACGCGACGACGATCCGCCCGGTGGTCAAGTGGGACGGCAATCCGAAGTCGATCCGCTTCATCCAGGGTCTGGGCTACACCGGCGGCTCGATCCTATCGGACGTCAACGCCAAGCAGCTGGCGGCCGAAGACATCCTCTACATGAGGCTGAACCCCTCCAGCGAGACGCCGTACGGCTACGGCCCGCTGGAGATCGCGTACGACGCCATCTCGTGGAAGCTGGGCGTCGGGCGCTACGCGGCGAACGCGGCCAGCAACGCCCAGCCGCAGAACATGATCTACGCCGGCGAAGGGCTGACCGAGCAGCAGATGCTCACCTTCCGGGCGTACTGGCGCAATGAGGTCGAAGGGCAGGGCCAGACGCCGCTGCTGTCCGGCCCGGTCAAGCCCGAGGCGATCCGCCTGCACGCCGGTACCGACGACGCGCTCTACCTCGACTGGCAGGAGTTCCTGATCCGCGAGATCGCGACTGCCTTCGACCTGAGCC